ACGGTTCAATTATAATATAAACCTAGCACTGGGCGGCGCGGTGGTGGAAGAGCCTTATGGAGAGTATAAGTTCCCATACCCAGTGCATACTCGCTACGCTTCCCCTGCCCCAACAGAGCGCGAGTGCAAGCGGGTATATAAATATAAGCACCCCTCCACCGAGCACTTAGGTTCAAAGCTGGCTAGTTGTATCGATAGCAAGAACCTATACGACTTTATTTACATCGACGGTAGCCACATAGCCAAGGACGTTATGACCGATGCGTGTATGGCGTGGCCTCTGCTCAACCCCAAGGGGCTGATGGTATTCGATGATTACCTATGGACACCGAACGCACGGGATATCCTGCACCGCCCCAAAGCAGCCATCGACGCCTTCACTAACCTGTTCGCAGAGGAAGTGGATATTGTGCACGTCGGCTATCAGTTAATTGTACGTAAGAAAGGAGAGTAGAGATGGATTATGTAACAGCAATAGCAATATTTGTGTTGGTCTTCTTTAGCTACATGCTGGGTAAGGGGAGCGCAAATGGAAATGTTCTCACCCTCAAACGCGAGAACGAGCAGCTGAACAAGGAACTAAAGGCCCTTACTGACCGCGACGAGCGTGGTCGTTTTGTAGGTAATAAAACCAAGTAACAACCAGAGAAGGAGTAAGTACCATGAATTATGCAGTTAAAGTACGCCCGAACAGTCGGAAGGAAGAAGTTTTAAATGTGTTGAAACGCAACCCCAACAGTACGACTAAAGAACTTTCCACCCTCATGCCACACTTGGAAATAGACGACATATCACATGCTGTCAGTTCGATGGCAGCTAAGGATATAGTTTTTGTTACAGGTAAAAAGCCTGAGTCGGGCCCATCTGGCCGCACTACTACCCACCGTGCGTACTCCGTAAAATACGAAAAGAGCAAAGATGCACCACAGAAACTACCGACGCAGTCTGATTTGTTTGGTGAGCTTGTCAATACACTCGAAGCGGAGGTTACTGCACTGCAGCAGTGGAAAGAGGCTGCACTACTTCGCTATCCAGACCTCGGCGTAGACCCACTGCTACTTGAAGCACGGGCATTGCTAGCTGCGGAAGCAGAAAGACAAAATTGCACACCGGCTTCACATAATTATATTAACGGCAATAGGGACCACACCATAGCAGTTCAGGCTTTGGTTAAAGTACTAGGGAGTAAGTAGTGCCAATAGTAAGACGGTCTACGATGGTATGGACGCCTGAGAAGGACGCCGAATTGCTGGCTCATTATCAGCACGGCCTAAGACCAGCATATATGGCGGAACGAATGGGGCTTACGATTGCCTCCGTAGAGGGCCGCTACAGAAAACTTAAAAAGAAAGCGAAAGCAAATGACTGAAGAAACTAAACGCCCAAGCATTATGATTGCCACCCCGATGTACGGTGGCATGTGCACAGGACACTATGTGCAAGGTCTACTCATGACCATGGCTAAGATGCGTGAGATTGGTGTCAACATAGCATGGTGCCAGATTATGAACGAGAGCCTTATCACACGGGCACGTAACGACTTAGCACGGGTATTCCTTGAGAGTGACCACGACTACCTAATGTTCATCGACGCTGACATTGGCTTTGACCAAGAGGCTATCGCGCACCTTCTGCTGACCGACAAGGACATCGCATGCGGTATCTACCCTAAGAAGGAAGTGAACTGGGACAGCGTCAACCGCGCTGCCCTTGAAGGCAAAACGGACCTTGCGGACCATGCCGGAGCCTTTGTATTTAATATGATAGGGGAAGGCCATGCAGAGTCCGATGAGACAGGCTGCATCGAAGTGCGGCATGGCGGCACAGGCTTCATGTTAATCAAGCGGGGGGTATTCGAAGAGTTGATACCTCATGTGCCAACCTACCGCGTATCCTCGTTCAAAGACCCAGAGACAGGCGAGTACGTCAAGCCTTTGACCCATGAGTTTTTCGCTACCAGCATCGACGAGACCGGTGCACTGCTAAGCGAAGATTACCATTTTTGCGAACTGTGGCGTAAACACGGTGGCAAAATACACGCCCACCCGTTCATCCAGTTACATCATGTAGGCACGTATGTGTTTGGTGGTGACATCCTGAAGAGCGGCGGCAACCTCAAGTGAAGGAGCAAGTTAAATGAGAAAGATTAACGTACCCAAATACCAACCATCCCAGTACAAAACTAAGTTTGATGCAGTCGCAGACATGCTCAAAGGCGGTGAGACTGTGAAGCAGATTAAAGAGCGCATGTTAGTTAGTGACAGCTACATCTACTTAGCCAAGAAGAAGCTTAGGGAAGCGGCAGGTGAAGTGGTGGAAACGGTGCGGCAGACCGCCGCAGAGCACAACAACAAGGTCAAAGAGATGGTCGAAGGCTGGAGGGCAGAGGCAGAGGCGGAAGCAGTGCTTGGTATACCCTGCACCAGAGAGTGCTTGTCTGAGCCGGAAGTCGATGACGTAGACACAATCCTCGACGAACGTGCAACCACTTACGGTAGCTTCATTAGCGTAGCGCTTTTTGCACAGGAAATGAAAGAACTCATCCGTAGCGCCCTAGACGAACAAAATGCAGGACTACAAGCAGACCATCAAGAAGCCCTTGATATGATAGCGAGTAAGATTGCGCGTATCATCATTGGTGACCCACACCACACAGATAGCTGGCTTGATATAGCGGGGTATGCTACGTTAGTGGCTGACCGTATCCAAGGGAAATCCAGATAACATGACAGCGTGGTCCTATAGTAGCATCAAGACCTTCGACCAGTGTCCGAAGAAGTACTTCCACCTCAAGGTGGTTAAGGACGTAAAGGACGACCCCGGCGAAGCAGCTATCTATGGGACCAACGCGCACGAAGCAGCCGAACATTACATTAAGAATGGCACACCGATACCAGAGAAGTTTGCAGTCATGCGTCCCGTGGTGGAAGTGCTGGCTCAGTTTAAGGGCGAGAAGCACACCGAGTTAAAGCTAGGCGTCAGGAAGACGGATACTGGCTACGAGCCATGCGGCTTCTTTGATAAGGACGTATGGTGGCGCGGCATAGTCGATTTGCTTATAGTGAACGGCAAGACTGCCCACATGGTAGATTACAAGACAGGCAAGAACGCCAAGTATGCGGACATGAAGCAGCTAGACCTTATGGCTGGCGCGGTGTTTGTGCACTACCCAGAGATAACTAAGGTTAAGTCAGGGCTGGCGTTTGTGGTATCGAACGAGTTTCCTAAGAAGACGCACACCCGTGAGCACTTGGATACGTACCTAACCGTGTTTAATAATCAGCTAGAACAGCTTGAGGACAGCATGCGAAATGGTGTATGGAACGCAAAGACCAGCCCACTATGTGGATGGTGTCCAGTTAAAAGCTGCGAACATTGGAAGCCTAGGAGATATTGATGGCACGGGATTACAGGGCGGAGTACGATAAGTACCAAGGCACAGCGGTGCAGAAGAAGAACCGCGCTGCGCGCAACGCTGCCCGTGCTAAGATGACGAAGGCTGGTAAGGTACACAAAGGTGATGGCAAGGACGTTGCCCACACAAAAGCATTTGACAAAGGCGGCACTAACAAGACAGGGCTGCGTGTAGAAAGCAAGACCACTAACCGGTCTTTCCTCCGTGATAAGAAGGGTAACCTCGTGTCGGAGCGCAGCAAACGGGAACGTAAGAAGTAACCACGAAGGAGCAGTCGTGCAGATAATTGATAACAAGGCGCTGCTAATCACAGCGCCGAACGCACATACTATACCTAACCACATAACAAAGAGCGCTATAGTTGAAGGCGGAGCCGTAGCCGTACACTGGGGGCTACCCGAGGCTACGCAGCTAGCTAAGCTTGGGTTCGACGGCGTGCCGTCCCCGATGTTACGCGACTATAAGTGGACAGGTAAGTACGCGCCGTTCGACCACCAGAAAGAGACAGCTTCATTCTTGTCAATCCGCAAACGCGCATTCTGCTTCAACGAGCAGGGTACAGGCAAGACCGCCAGCGTTATATGGACTGCTGACTACTTGATGAAGAAGGGCCTGATTAAGCGCGTACTGGTGCTATGCCCATTGTCGATCATGAAGTCGGCTTGGCAACGAGACTTGTTTACCTTTGCTATGCACCGCTCGTGTAGCGTAGCACATGGCGCAGCCCCCCAACGCAAGAAGATTATCGAAGCAGGGGCAGAGTTCGTCATTATCAACTTCGACGGGCTGGCTATCGTCAAGGACGAGATAATTGCAGGGGGCTTTGACCTTATCGTAGTGGACGAGGCAAACGCATATAAGAACGTGCAGACTAACCGCTGGAAGATGTTTGATAAGATTGTCCACGCTACAGACCCACGGCTTTGGATGATGACGGGTACACCTGCTGCCCAGTCTCCCATAGATGCTTACGGGCTAGCTAAGCTGGTTAACCCACAGGGTTGCCCTAAATACTTTACCGAGTTCCGCGCAGCAATCATGCACAAGGTTACGCACTTTAAGTGGGCCCCGAAGCCCCATGCGTCCGAGTATGTACATAACATACTTCAGCCAGCCATACGGTTTGAGAAGAAAGACTGCCTTGACTTGCCCGAAGTGACGCACGTGTCGCGGGACGCTCCGCTAACGACGCAGCAGAACAAGTACTACAAGATGCTAAAAGAGCAGTTGCTGATTGAGACAGCGGGCGAAGAAGTCAGCGCAGTCAACGCAGCTACGCAGATAAACAAGCTACTGCAGATAAGCGGAGGCGCGGTCTACACGGATACTGGCGAGGTGCTAGAGTTCGATGTGTCTAACCGCATCAACGTGGTGCTCGAAGTCATAGAAGAAGCCAGCCACAAGGTGCTGGTCTTCGTGCCGTTCACGCACACCATAGAGATACTACGGGCCAAGCTGGAGAAGGAAGGCATACCGTGCGGCGTCATCAACGGCAAGGTGTCACTGAATAAGCGCAGCGACATAATCGAGCGGTTCCAGACGCAGAAAGACCCGCATGTGCTAATAATCCAGCCACAAGCTGCCAGCCATGGTCTTACGCTAACAGAGGCAGATACTATCATCTGGTATGCGCCGGTAACCAGCGTGGAAACCTACCTGCAAGCTAACGCACGTATCGACCGTCCCGGCCAGAAGAACGCCATGACCGTGGTGCACATCAAAGGCAGTCCGGTGGAGGAGCGGCTGTACAGCATGCTAAAAAATAATATCACCAACCACCAGAAACTTATTGACTTGTACAAGGAAGTTATGGAAATATAGTATTTGACATTGTCAAAGCTAAGTGGTAACTAACAATATAACGTACCACTACAACGAAGGAGCACAAATATGGAAGACTTACCCGTAGACAAGCTTGTACGTGTCTACCGCAAGATACGCGATGCCGTGCAAGAAAAGGAAGACGCCCACAAAGCCGAGATAGCGGAGCTTAGGGGGCAGATGGACATGATTAGCGCCAAGCTTCTAGAAGTCTGCAACGCACAGAACGTCGATAGCCTACGTACCAAAGAAGGTACGATAACGAGACGCGCTGCTACCCGATACTGGACGAGCGATTGGGAGTCCATGTACAAGTTTCTTAAGGAGAATGATGTTATGCATCTTCTCGAACAGCGCATCCACAATGGCAACATGCGTAATTACCTAGAGGAGAACCCCGATAGCCTACCTATCGGCCTCAATGCAGATACTAAGTATGTGCTTTCGGTTCGTAAACCAACAACCAAGTGAGAGAAACAATGACCAATTTGACTATCTTCAAAAACCCCAATGCTGTCGCAGTGGCGTTGCCACCATCCAAGATGGGTACGCAGATTGCTTCGGGCATGGGCGGCTACAACCGCATCGCCACCAACACCAACGGCACGTTCAAGCGCATCGTAAACGGTGAGCAGGTTGGCAAGGCCATCCGTGGTGAGTTTAACGCCATCATCCTTGCTATGCTGGATAAGCCTAGCCGTAGCTTCTACGCTAACGACTATGACCCCGACGCCAAGGGCAGTGCACCTGACTGCTTCTCTAACCTAGGTGACAAGCCAGAAGCATCCGCCGCCAACCGTCAGTCCGCTAATTGCGCTAGCTGCCCTAAGAACATAGATGGTTCGGGTAAGAACGGTAAGGGTAAAGCCTGTCGCTTCAGCCGCAAGGTAGCACTGTTCTTGGACGGCGATGAGTCCGGTGATGTATATCAGTTCAACATCCCAGCTAAGTCGCTATTCGGTAAGGCTACTGGTAACGTCCTTCCGTTTGAGCAGTACTGCCGCCATCTGGTGTCAAACAATGCAGCGCCTGACCGCGTGGTTACTACGGTTGCGTACAACCTTGACGCAGAAACTATGGAGCTTAACTTCACTGCTGACCGGTTTATTGACCTAGATGAGTTAGCGCGTGTCAACGAGGCGCAGAACAACCCTGCCACTATGCGCTTGATTAGCTTCGACATGGCGAAGGCCACAACTACGGAAGAACCTGTCAAGCTTACAGCACAGCCGGAGCCAGAACCAAAGGCTAAGAAGCCATCCTTCTTGGATGACGACGATGGTGAGGACGATGAAGAAGAAGCATTGGCCGAACCAGTGAAGCGCCCTTCTAAAAAGGCTACTACCGCTGCCGCTGTTGATGCACCTACCGGCACACTTGCCGCTGTGGTTAGTGACTGGGCCGACGACGAAGAAGAAGACGACTGATGAGCGGCGGTTATAGTCTACGTATACAGGAAGCAAATGCCAAGGCGAGCAAACACAAGTTGGGTGTTCGTCTGGGTAGGCTCTGTATCGCGCAGGACATACCCGTAGCTGTGGTAGCCAAGTGTACAGGTGTAACGAGGCAAACAGTATACAACTGGTTCTGCGGGACTTCGGTCCCGCAGGGCAGTGCCACGGCGCTTATAGCTTCATACATGGCTAGTCTGGAGAGCTCTACTTCCTAACGGGGTAGAGAGTTTTTTCTTTTAGGAGTGGGCTTGTGACTTGCCCTATGGAGTGGTGTCTGCGTGGCAGAGGATTTTGACCTTTTATCAGCGGTGCAGCCCCAAGAGGGTTGGTACGCTATCGTCGGGCTAAGCCCCGACAGCAAGCAACAGGAGCTAGTAGAGACCCGTGAAGAGGCCGACGCATGGGCCAAGACGTTCCTCAACCAAGGGAAGAATGTATTTTTTGGTGTAGCTAAGTATACAGACGGTAAGAGCAGGAAGAAAGAAAACGTCAAGTCACTTAAGTCACTTTGGCTCGACATAGATTGTGGGCCAGAGAAGGACTACGATACACAGGAAGAAGGGTTAGATGCCCTTCGTAAGTTCTGCAAGACAGTCGGTATGCCTAAGCCCACCATAGTTAATTCTGGGCGCGGTCTGCACGTATACTGGACGTTGACTGAAGAAGTTACACGTGAAGAATGGGAGCCTGTGTGTCTAAGGCTGAAGGAAGTCTGCACCACTAAGGAGCTACGTGTCGATAACAGCTGCTTCGAAGCAGCGCGTATCCTGCGTATTCCCGGCACGTTTAACTTTAAGGGTACGGACCCCCTACGTGTAGAAGTCATAACGATTGGTAAGCCGACACCCATGCAGGACATACGTGACCTGTTGGGGGTAAAGGAGACGAAGGCGACACTGTTTGGTGACATGCCTACATTCGCACCTAGCCCGTTAGCTAAGCTTATACGTGCCAACATGGAGTCGAGCTTCACCAAGATTATGAACCGTGGTCAGAACGGGTGCAAGCAGCTTAACGCTAGTTACGCAGACCGCAGGGAAATATCTGAGCCACGATGGTTTGCTGCGTTGTCAATCGCCAAGTTCTGTAAGGACCGTGATAAGGCTATACACAAGTTATCCGCAGACCATCCTGACTATGACCCTGACAAGGTTGAGCAGAAGGTAACACACATAGTCGGGCCGCACACATGTGCGGAGTTCGAGAAACACAATCCCGGCGGATGTGCAGGGTGCCCGCACATTGGCAAGATACGCTCCCCTATTACACTAGGTAAAGAACTGAAGGAGGCAACTCCAGAGGACAACGTAGTTATAGAGGAAACCCAGCTTGGGGCAGTGAAGTACCATATACCCGAGTTTCCCTTCCCCTACGTACGGGGCAAGCACGGTGGCGTATGGCGCAAGGTTACACCCAAAGACGAGGAAGAAGGCGTCGAGGACGTTGTATTGGTGTATCCGTACGACATATATGTAGCCAAGCGTATGGATGACCCAGTCGAGGGGGGTGTAGCACTTATTCGTCTGCACAGCCCACAGGATGGCGTCAAAGAGTTCACGGTGCACAATTCAAAGGTGATGGACGGTAACGAGCTACGCAAGTTCCTCGCCTCTAAGCACGTGATGCTTAGCTCCAAGGTCGATTATGCGTACTTGGTGGACTTCATAGTAAAATCAGTAGCTCAATATTTTCACAACACAAAGGTAGAACAAATGCGCAATCAATTTGGATGGGTCGATAACGACAGTAAGTTTATTATAGGCGACCGTGAGATAAGTGCCGAGGGGACATACCATAGCCCCCCGTCGTCAGTCACCAAGGCACTAGCCGAACACATGACAGCTAAGGGTACGTTGGAGAAGTGGACAGAGGTGTTTAACCTGTACGGACGTCCGGGCCTTGAAGGGCATGCGTTCGCAGCAGCCACCGCCTTCGGTGCGCCTCTCTTGCGTTTCTCCGGTCAACGTGGGGCAATCATTAACGTGGTGCACCCCAAGTCAGGTACAGGTAAGACTACAGCCCTGCTTATGGCTAACAGTGTATACGGCGACCCAGCGGCGCTATGTGCCAAGAAGGACGACACGTTCAACTCGAAGGTATTTAAGATAGGGGTTTTCTGTAACCTGCATATCAGCTTCGACGAAATGTCGAACACAGAGCCCAAGCAACTAAGTGAACTCGCCTACTTGATTACACAGGGTACAGGCAAGGATCGCATGAAGGCGTCTTCAAACGAGCTTCGGGCAAACCTGACGTCATGGCAGACCATAGCACTGTGCTCGTCTAACCACTCGTTCTACGAGAAGCTTGAGATTGCCAAGGGGTCGCCTGATGGTGAAACCATGCGCATCATCGAATACAGCATCGACTATTCTGACGCGATTGACATCGAGTATGGCAAGAAGATGTTCGACCACCAGTTGCTTGAAAACTACGGGCATGCAGGTGACATCTACGCACGGTACCTGATTACGCACTATGACGAGGTGAAGGCGCTTTATGCTACGGTTCAACAGCGCATCGACTCCAAGCTTAAGCTAACACAGCGTGAGCGGTTCTGGTCGGCAACAGCAGCAGCTAACATAACGGGTATCTACATCGCCCTGCATCTTGGCCTGTGTAACTGGGACATTGCTGCCATCTTTAAGTGGACGTGCAAGATGATACTCAACCTACGCAACACGATGACACCGCCACCCGAAGGTGACCAGCAGATACTTGGTGAGTTTATGAACGCCCGTCTGGGTAACATTCTCATAGTTAATGACGGGGTAGACCGTCGCAGCAAGATGGTGGAAGTACCGCAGTTAGAGCCGTTGCGAGAGCTTATGATACGCTACGAACCGGATACTGCTAAGGTATACATAACTGCTAGCTCGTTCCGTGAGTATTGTGGGGCACGTAACATTGCTTACCGCTCGACCATTAACGCTATGAAAGCCAAGGGCCTGTACCTTGACGCAGAGAACAAGCGCATGTCAAAGGGCATGAAGGTCAACACGGTGCCGGTGCAGTCGCTAATCTTCGACGCTAACCACCCTGACTTTAGTGGCATTACGGACCTGTTCAATAACGCAATCACGGCTGTGAAGCCGGACGCCGACGAAGAGTGAAGGTAGCTGGGGTCAGCTACGATATAAACTGGCGCGCCTTCACCAAGGGCGCGTCACTGTTCTTCCCGTGCCTAGACCCAAAAGCCGCTAAGAAGGAAATACGCCCCGTGCTACGCAGACTGAAGCTAAAGGTAGTGTACCGGAGCGTGGTGGATACCAAATCTGGTATTAGGGGTTTACGTATCTGGAGGATGTGATTATAAACGTCCTCGGAAGATGCTCCTTCCGTTGGTTGATACTACCCCCGCTGGCCTACTCCCCAGCGGGGGTTTTTTATGGGCGGAACTTATCTGCCATACCGATATCTTTCTCTGCAGTCTTCTTCTCAAGCCGCATGCCCTGCACTGTGCGGCCCCGTACATCCGCACGACCCTTGAGTGACCGCATGATGGTCTCTTCGGTAATTATGAAGCTTGGGTCTGGGTACGTGCGGTTGAACGGAATAACCTCGTCGGTGATGAACTCCTGTAGTTGCTCCTTAGAAGTAATATCACCCTCACGTAGCTTCCTATCCAAGGTGGATAGCAGCTGGGTCTTCTCCGCCTTTATCTTTTTGTCGTTCTTACTACGAGTGATGTAGTAGTCCTGCCATCTAGCAAGACGCAGTGGTCGGAAGCCAGATATCGTGCGGAACGTATCCAACCCAGTGATATCGTTCTTATCTATAATGACATCACCCTTGCGGGTAACCACACCTTCGGCTTCCCCTTGCTCCGCTGCTACCCATGACCGAACAAACGCAGGTGCCATCTTCTTGATACCACCATACATATCGCCTTCAGCAAAGTTATCCTTTGCATTGAACGCCTGAATAAGCATCTGCCCACCTGCTACGTTAGCCAGCAGTGTTTTTATTATGCTGTCACCAGTGGAGTCACCTGCAACTGCTTCGCGGAACCACATATTCTTGAGGTCGAGTGATGTACGGCTAGACAGTTCAGTGTTCGATAAAGCGCCAAGCGGGCCGTGTATAAGAATGTCTGCCAACGACACGTCGCCAACCATCGGCTCTCCGAACTTATCCATCAACCATGCACGGAACATAATGTCGGAGTCGTAGGCGACACGTGGGTCAAGACCCATAAGCTTGCGCACATCCTCATCATCTTCTTCGTCAAAGCTTTCAGATAGCGCCAGTGCCATGACCGAGTACAGGGGCATACCTAGAAGGCCACCAAATACGCCAGCCATCATCAAGACGCCGCCTAGTTCCTTCATAGCGCCCGCACGTGCGGCCTTTGCTTCTGGTGAAGCTCCGGGGTACAACCCACGCCCGATATCTCGCATCGCGCCTACTAGGAACTTAGTCTGCAGAATGGGATGCATCTTGAAGAGGAACAGTGCACGAGACACATCGTTCTTCATTATGCGTGAACGTTCCCAGTTGGAGTAGTCACCAAGAGTATCGCGCACAGTATCTAGGGCAGTGGTGACTGCCTTATCAAACACTACCTTCTCAGGTGCGCCGGGGTTTTTAGCAGTCTCTGCCTTGTACGCTAACTCAAACGCCATGAAGTAGGCTGCTTGGCGTGAGATGTTTTCCAACCCTTGGAACATGACGCCCATGGCTTTACCTGTTACCGCAGCAGTTTCGGCAACGGTGCGCGCTGCACCCGTACGGTGCTTCTGTCCTGTTTCCCGCTCGTTCTGGATTAGTGTATCCTGCACGGTCTCAAGCACGTTGCGCTCCATACCTGCCGCCAGTGCCCTACGTAGAAGTTTACCTTCTTTGGTGTCAGCACTAACCAATTTAGAGCTTAGTATGTTGGGCATCAGGACATCAAGCGAGTCACCCACACCGGCTATCCCTGTGCGAGTGCTCTGCACCTTAGCTTTACCTAGAGTGTTCCATATCTTCATATACTTCAGCCACATGCGGGTGCCTTCCGCATACCCGTAATCCCGCCACAGGCGTGGCACCACACGTATCGGTATGGAAGTAAGCTGCAGCATCGCTGTCGCTGGCGCTGTCAGGTAGTAGAAGTAAGACGCACGGTTAAGGGCGTTAATAAACGAACTCTGCGGGCTTGGGTTTATCTCGTCTTCGGCACGCTGTTCTAATTCATATATAGCGGCTTTAAGTCTAGCCTGCTCTGTAGTTGGGCGGTCCGACACGTTGTCACGTGCCTCCTCGGTTTTTAAGCGTATGTCCCCGGCGTATGCCAGCTTGCTTAGTTGGTTAGCATAGCTGCTCGCTTGCGATGCAAAGTTCTGTAGGATATCCTGCTGGAACCCGACTACCTCTTGAGCATGCATGAACCGGCGGCGTACTGACCGTTCGGGGGTAGATAGCAACCATGTCTGGTAGATGCTGTCCGTCAGGTCTTTGAAGTCGCTGGCACCTAGTACACCACTTGAAGCAAACTCGGCCTTGGCTTTACCCACTAGGTCAAATATCTTCTTCATCATCTGGTCGTCAGTTTTTAATTCTTCCTGCAACTGTGCGACGTCGTACCCTATAGTAAGTACCCCATCGTTCTTCTCAGGGTCTATACCTAAGCGCTTAGCTATCGCTTTCTTCGCAGCTATTTGCTGCTTGGCAGTTTCGAACTGGTAGAACTCACGCTCCCGCGAGCCGTCCTTGGCAGCGGATACACGTATGTAGTATTTACCTGCCCGCATAAACGGAAAGTAGTCTTTGGTGAACAAGCTTGAGTCAAGATTGTAGAATATGTCGCCGCCCTTCTTGGATTCATCGGGGTTCATAACTTCCCGCATCATATCTGCACGTAGGTCACGCAAACGCTTGGCTTCTTTAGTACCGGCGATAGACGCAATCCGACCGTCTAGTAGTGCAAGCTCGGCTTCGAACATATCTTTGTAGTAGGAACGTATTTCCTTGTATAGCTTGTGCCCGTTCTTAAGCTCACCTAGCTTGTCCCACAAAGCATGTGTATCGCGGATACGACGGGTAAGTTCCGCTATCTGCTTCATCTGGTCACTGGTATTTTTGCTATCTATGGCTGTCTTAGATAGGTTCGCTACCAACTTCTTCATAGCGGTAGACATAGCTACCTTGTCACCCTTTACGGTGATTGCGTCTTTGCTCTGCATAACCAAGGCTTTTACCTCGGCTATTATACGGGCAGCTAACACCTTATCGTTGGCGTTCTTCAGTATGCGAGCTTCGACCTCCTTCATGGCAGGGTGATTAGCCAGTGCATCGTCAGCAGACTTGAAATCGTCGGGTGCCATTTCATTTATACGGGCAGTGCTCTGCGTCTGGGCCAGTAGTTGGTCTTTATCAGACAGAAGGAACTCGTCTAACTCCATACCAATTTGCTCTGCAGCTTTGAGTATGTTGGCCTTCATGGCAACCATCTTCTGCACCAACGTGTCAATCTCACGTATGGTGGGTATATCTGGGCCGAACCAGTTTAAGATGCCAGACGTCGGTATAGTCTTTAGCGTGGCCACCAAGGTAGGTGGTGCCATGGCCTCTAGGTTATCCTTTAGCCCACCGCCCCAGTCTTTCCAGCTATGCCCCTTAACAACCTGCTCTACACCTTCAGCTATGCCGTTAGTGGAGGTAGACTTCTGGGTACGGCGCATACCGGGACTTATACTAGCTTCAGCAGTTCCTATTTTCTCTTTGTTCTGCTTAGTGGTCTTGGGCCGTGAGTATTTTGTGGTAGGTGCAGCACCACCACGCCAGCCGTTAATATACCGCATGCCCTTGACGAGTGTGCTTTCCTGCGCACCGTTTACGACACGCTCGTGGCCTGCAGCCAGTATAGCTTCTACGTCCGCATCGCTGATTGCCAGATTGATACCCAGCCTACGTGCAAAGTTACGGATAATAGCTGCAATGCGCTTTAGCATTGTCGGCCTAAGCTGCCCATTCTCGGACATCTCGGCTAGGATTTCTTCTACTGCGCGGGCGGTACGGTTGGTATCCTGCGCATAGGCATCTGGGTTAGCAGCTAGCCACGCATCGGTATTGGCCCGTATGTTACCGTTGCTTTTATACAGTGCAGTCAGAGCGCTATCTAGCTCGCCACGGAACAGCTTCTCAAGGCCAACGTGGCCAAGAGCTTCATGGAACAGCACCGCCTTAGCACGCTCTACGGACTCAAGGTTGTCGGCAATTAGATACACTGTACCATCAGGGGCCACGAAGCCTTCTGCATTGGTAGCGTTATCTTGCATCACAGCCCGACGTACCTTAGCGTCAGCTATGTCGTTAACAGACTGGACTACCGTAACTACAGGTGGCCCCTTCCATACTGACACGATGGCATCTACCGCTGCACGTACCTTAGATACGTCTGTCTTAACTTGGCCCGGTTGCGCTTCACCCCTACGGTACTTAGATACACGGCCTTCGGCTATGTCGATTTTGGCTTCGCGTTGTTCGCGCTGCTCGGCACTGGTGTCTGCACCTTCCATCTCGCCTAGCTTCTGCTGCACCTTAGCGCTGCCCACACGGGATGTAGCGCCTTCGCGCTCAAGCTGACGGTTCTCTGCCATGGAGCGCAGCTTAGACCTGATCGGGTTCAGCATGCGGTTGTTTACTAGCTTAGTCAGCTTCTCGTTGGCGACGGCTAGCTCTGCTTCCGCTGCCTTGGCTTCAACACCTGTGGTGTTGCGGAACTTGGACATTGCTGCACGGGCTTCTTCTTCAGCCTTGGCAATGTTGTCCTGCGGACGACCATACTTATCGTATGCGTCGGGGCGTTCTATCTGACGAATAAGCTCGGTGCGCTGGTTGTTGTCTATCTCGCCACGCTCACGCGCAGCATCAATATCACGGGTAAGTTCCTGCACCATGGATGTAGCCACGGTGGGGTTCGCGGAGTCCGTCTCTTGAATAGATGTAGGGGGAGCAACGTATGGAAGAAGGTCCATCGCCTGTGCTTCAAAGTCCTGCAGGTTATCTGCGGCTGCAAACAACTCTCCGTCTGGACCTACAACCCTGTAAGGCTTCGGGCTGGTTGCATCAACCTGCACACTATAGGCTTCGTTAGCAGGGTTAGCGCGACGAATGGCATCTTCGATGTTTTTTACAAAGTCAGCCGTGTACTGCTCGTCTTTCGCTGCGCGTTCTTGCTGCAGCCTATCAAACTCATCGGCACGTGCCTGATTTTCCGCTTCGCGGTCTTCAGGTGCAAGCGCACCTTGCTCCAGTTTGCGCTGCTGGATTTCCTCAAACTTGTCGAGGCGGTTTTCTTCCTGTGTAGGCAGTGCGCCGAATAGACCTTCTTGGCCCGCAGCTTCTACCGTGCTCGCACTGGGTGGACGTCCTCTACGTGAGTATACAATGCCTGAAGGTGACGAAGCCGCCGCACTTAGGCGCTCAACGGCTTCTGCTTCGTCGATACCGTATTGGTCAGCAAATGCACGAACTTCATCTTCGTTTGCAGTCGCAGCAAATGCTGGCGTAATAGTGGGTTGGGTTGTGTTACGGCGGTACTGGGCGTTGACGCCACCAGTAGGGGGAGCGTTAGTATCCTGTGTTTCAGAGATTGGGGGAGTAAAATCAAACCGACCAACCGCTGCACGGATGCGGTCGATAGTGGCTTCGGGTTTATCATTTTTACCGATATCAAGCCCTAGTCCGCGTCCAATCGCATTTATTCTAGGTGTGTTGAACGGCACACCGCCAGCGTCAACGGCAGAAACAAGATCAATAGCTGCTTGCTCTATAGTAGATGGTTTACGTTGCTGTGGTGCACCTGCACCTGCAAACTCGGCCTCACGCATGCGCTGCATGGCAGCTTCTTCTTCGGTATCAACCGGAGGCGGGCCAGTAAAGTTAGAGCCTGTGCCTTCTTCGGCTGCTGCTTCAGCTTCTCCTTGTGCCATCCGTTCGGCACGTGCCCGCTCTAGTTCTGCAGCTTGCTTGTCAATAGCTTCTTTGGCGGATTTTAAGTTCTCGACAACTTGCGTTGCCTTCTCCAAGGGAAACCCGCGCTTGACGAATCTAGCTTCTGCTTCAGATATAGTTTGCTCGTCTGCATCTGCAGGCAGGGCGTCAAGTTCTTGGGCAATCTCTTCTGTGAGTATCTGACGGTTTTCCGCCTTTGCTGCACGTGCACCACCATAACCACCCAGAAACAGGGACGCGATGCCTTCGGACGCAGCCTGTCCAGCTACACCCCTAAACGTATCTACATCGAAGCCCTCGCGCTGCAGTGCTAGGTTCTGGGACAGTTTTTCCTGCCCACCTTGTACAGATTCTGGTACAGCTTCTACAACTGCACTTTTGGCAACACCACCCAGCACGCTCTTTCTGGCACCGACCTTTACGGCCTCTACAGCTTCACGCTCGGCTACCTCGGCGGCAACCTTCTTGACTACGTTATTACCTATGCTGCGAGCGAACTGCGGGCCAAAGCCAGTAGCCGAAGCAAGTGCGCCTATGGCACCACCAAGTGCAATCTGGTCTATATTCTTGCCGCTATACTCCTGCGCCTTCTCGGCGGCGGCAGCGGCGTCTTCTTCAGATGCACCGTTCTTTACGAACTCGCTGTATACCGCATCGTACACGGAACCTTTTATAGTACCTGCGCCTGACGCTGCGCCAAGCCCAGCCATAGTAGCTAGGGGTACGGCTCCTGTACCTCCGGTGGCAACACCCGCTGCGATAAACGGTGCCGCCGAACCTGCCACGCTGGCAATGCTCTCTAGTGGAGAGTAAGTGAACGCCCTAGCTGCAGCCTTTACTTCTTCCCAGACACCTTTGCCTTCAGCGTCTTTCTGGATTTTACTGGCGATTTCAGCATCTTCACGAGACCCAGCAGATTTCAAAGCAGCCGCTGCTTTAGCTACATAGTCAGCCGCATCGGATACAACATTGTCGGCACCAAACACATCTGCGATTGACTTGGTAGTGCCGCTTAAACCTTCGACCGCACTCAAGGGTATGTCTGCAATAGGCGCAAGCAATCCGCCTACTAGCGGGATATTTTCAATTGCGCTTGGCTTCTGCTTAGGCGTGGTCAGCCTGTTGAGGTCAAACCCGTTCTTCGTTAGCTTAGCATTAAGCTGTGCCTTAGTAATTCCTGCTGGTACGTTTCTTATAACTGTACCGTCGGGCATGCGTACATCAGGCATATATCAACCTTACTTTAGTGAACCGTAGTCCAGAGTATCTGCTGTGCCTCCTGTAGCACCGGTAGCGCCCTGTGGGAATAGGGTTCCCATATCGCCAGTGCCCCCAAACTCTTCTTTAACCTTAGCAAGCTGCTTTTCTGCAGCTATATATGCAAACTGCCTAGCTTGGTTTTCTGAATACCCTTTTCTTATTAGCACGTTATAGAACGTTTCTATAAACCGGTCTTTGGTATTTTCCTTATCTTTGCTGTCAGCCATTATCTTGGCTAGGTCGGCACCTATCTTTGACCTTTCGATGTCGAGCATAGCTCTCTTATATGCAACGTCTTCCTGACGGGCTGCGATACCTTCATTAAGAACAGCGGCGGACTTGTTAACGTCCACGCCCATCTGCATGGCTTCTATTTGCTCTTTACGGCTAAGGTTTGCTAGTGCAGAGCGTTCACGCTGCATTTCGCGTATACTCTTTTCCTCTGCATCTAGTCTCTTTGAAATGTCTCCGGCACCACCACCAAGACTTCCAAATATACTACCAAAAGTGCTCTTGTCCTTTGCATTAGCAATACGCTCTGAAAGATCACCTAGACCTGCGAAGAACGCATCTTTTTTGCCCTGTGCACGGCTCTCAGGAGACAATTTTTCCGCAAGTTCCTTACGAAGTTCAATGTCCTCTTCAGACTCTGCTGGCATCAAGCTTTTAATTAGGTCGATATTACCACGTAGGTTCGTAGGTAGGCCGTAGACGGTGTCGTCTCCCTGCGCAGCATCTACAAGTTCTTCGCCCCCAGCGTCTTTCGACCCTGAGTACCGGCGTAAGATATCCTGCTCATACTTGCGTGTCTTAGCTCCATGCCCCTTTGTGTTAGGCCCAGCAAAGTGGAATGCTCCGGCTTTGCCGATATCACCACCACCAAATTCAATTGCGTCTTGTAGCTGCGCTGTTCCTAGCGCGTCTTGGTAGGCACGGCCTTCTTTGCTTCGACCCTTATTACCTTGCAGTAGGTCGGGGCGATAGGGGAGACCGAGTCGTTCGGCTAAAGCGCGAGCAGTTGGTGGCATGAACTGATACGCACCTAGTGCGCCACTACCTTCAGCATTAGCTACACCGTAGTCGCCACCGCTTTCTTGGGCTATGATGGCTTTGCGGAAGCGTTCAAGGTCGATACCGCCACCTCGGCCAAATGCAACCATACCGCCACCTGCATAGCCCTCGTCAAAGCCACCGCTACTGGGCTCATCAAACATAGTGTCAGGTACAGGTAGTTCAGAAAGACCACCGCCAGCCATATATGGAGGCACCATGCCACCTTCAGCCATACTAGGCATCTCTTGCGGCATACCCATTTCTTGAGGCGCAGCCATTTCTTGAGGCGGCATTTCCTGTGGCGGGGGACCCATTTCTTGAGGCGGCATAGCCGCAGCTTCTGGAGTAGCACCAAGACCTGCAGGGGCACCCATAGGGGCACCCATAGGTGGCGCAGGGGGAGCAGGGGGAGCAAAGACCTGTTGGGCCACAGTCTGCTGGGGTGTAGCTTCAGTCTGCGCAGCCGACCGCATACGGTCAATAAACATACCTGCTAGCGTGCCCGCAGTAGGGTCAAGAATACCCATCTGCATAGCTTCAGCTATCTTCTGTTTGTTGCCGCCGTAGTCCTTGGCTATCGCTTCAGGAGACTGTATGGTAAACGGTTTAGTTTCCACTTTAAATTACTCCCGCCCTGTTAGCAGTATTGTAGAGAGCAGCTGCGCCGAGACCGCCACTAACTAGCTGCGAGCCTAGCGAAGCATTGGGAGCGTAAGTTGTGCTAGTTGTATTCGGTGTTACTGGCACACCGCGTAGCAAGCTGCTGTACTGCTGCATCTGCTCCATCGGATAATCACGCTGGCGCAGGAAGTCTTGATACGCCGTGTCTAGGTACTGCTGGTTCATCGCTTGCTGCTGCGCAGCTGTACCCTGCTGCATACCCAAGCGGGCTTGGTCGGCTTGCGACTGCGCCGAACCAATATTAGCAAGTGTCTGACCCATCTGACCGGCTTGCGCCAGCCCTGCAAGCCCCTGCTGCGAACCAAACTGACGAGACTGCTCACCCATACGTTGAGTATCAAGCCCTGCCTGCTGGTTAGCCAGTGCAGCGCGCATCGCTTGCTCTGAGTTAAGTCCTTGCGTCTGAAGTTGGGCTGCGAGGTTTTGCACGTTAGCCTGTGACTTAGCATCAAGGTTAGCAAGAGCGGTTTTCAAACCGACGTCAGTGCCAAGTTGCTGGACGCCAAGTTGAGCCGCCAAGTTCTGCTGCTGCGCTGTCATAGTCGCGCCACGATCACGCTCAAACTGAGCCTGTGCGTTTTCAAACGCCGATTGCGAACCACGTGCTTGGATGTCACCTAACTGCGTACCTAGATTACGCTCACGCTCGAGACCAGCAAGAAGCTGGCGGCTACCACCATATGTGCCCTGACGAGCAGCGCCGAGGTCTTGCACAATCTGCCCCTGCCGCGCATCGCGGACGGCTTCGCGCTTCTGGGTATCTACTACGTTCTGCATGTACGGCGACATGTACTGGTTGGTTTGCTGCTGTCCGAACTGGTCGGGAGCTTGCATCTGGAACGTCGTCAGATTGGGGTTGTAGTTAGTCTGCGCCGCTTGCATACTGGGCGCATTAACCTGCTGTGCATTCACCTGTTGGAAACCAAATTGGCCGGGAGTATACTTCCCCGCCTCCAAAGAACCAAGACCCGCAGCGGTAGCAAGCGTGCTAGCATTGCCGAACTGTCCCGGTGTCTGCATACCTAGGATATTCTGTTGGACTCCACGCTGCTGCTGCGTGAAATCAGCTATGCGCTCTTGACCGTAGGGTTGGTAGTCAGTTGTTAGCGTCGTGCCTGCCCGCTGCATCAGCCCTTCGAAATAGGGGCGTGCGTATTCGGGGAGGGTTGACTGAGTAACCTCCGACTTTTGTACTTGATTGCTACCGCCACCACCGCCCATATTACGCTCCTAGTCCTGCATCTGCGACCGGCAATTCATATACCTGCCAAAGTGCTTTATATCCATCGTCTTTAAAAATCTTTGACCAACCGATCCTACCAGAAGATTCGATCCGTTCACAGTCATTATCGTGCGCCCAGTGCTGCAACATTTTAAGCATAGGAGTTTTCCATTCCATACCTTCATCACCTGCGCAAAATACCATATCAAGGCATAACATACGTGGGTACTGCTTAAAGCAGGTTATTGTAATACCTTTTATCTCTTCGCCTGTAAATGCAACCCAGAGATGATGGTCATACTGCGTAACCGAGTCGAGGATATCTTCAGGCTCATACCGACCAAACGTATACTCCGCAGCTTTACTCAAGTGTGGGAAGATGCGAGGCCATAACTCACTCACATGTTCGGTAGGAATTAAAGTAACTTGCATTATGCAAGCCCACGCCGCACTTTAGTATCTTCTCCACGGTCCGCTTTCTTGCGGGCTTTGTGCGCCTTGTTCATAAGTGAGTACAGCTTGGCAGTGCCCTTCTTCGGGTTGCCGCCGCCTAAGCGCTTAACTGCCTCTGGCGGGAATAACACTTCGTCGCGGGCGACACGTGCTTCCTGCTTACCACCGATACGTGCTTTAATGGAGTCGCTTACCCCGTCACCGGGCCCTTGCAGGGGGCGTCCGCCCATACGAGACAGAAGCTCCATACCTGCATTGCTGCTGCCGTTACCAAGCTCTGATACAGTGCGAGCATCAACGACAAAAGAGCCGTTCTTCATATCTACTTCACCGCCATCGGCGTAGCCCATGTCTTGTTGGGGGTCTACCATATACGGAGTGAGTATCTGGTTGTAGCGGTTCTGGCCCTTCTTAGCGTTAGGGTTCAGGACATTTTGTAGTATGGGTGTGCCCCGCGCAGTGCTGGAACCCGGCTGTACGACTTGGCCCTGCATGTTATAAACTTCAGGCATACCTACGTCGAAGTAGCGACGCTCCTTGGACGACTTAAGAAGGTCTTCGGTGTTGTCTGCGAAAGTAGCATTGCGCTTCTGCGCAGTGTACGGACCAGCATAGGAATTATCTATGACGCCGTCATCACCCATAGTGCCTTGTTTTGGGGCCATTGCACCGGAGATACCACTCGTAATGCCTGAAACACCCAACATAGGAGCAGCTTTAGAGATAATGCCCGGAGTACCAGCAGGTAGACCTGCACGTGTAGCTTGAGCGAAGCGCGAACCTAAGCCGCCTGTGAACTCTGCGCCTTTCATTACCGGAGGTGGCATATTGCCTACAGAGTTAGCGAACTGCCGAGCAAACTCTGGGCTGTTTATAGCTGCCTGCATAGGGTTAACCGCCGTAGGCGCTACGGTCGGTGCAGTTAATGTAGTAGCCCCCGGACCACCAGCAATGCCGGATGCTGGGATGTTTACTGTTGGTGTTACTGGTGTATTAGCAAGATTACCAAGAGTATCAGGAGTGACGGCGACTGGCGCAAGCTGCGCTGCCGGTACAGCAGCACCAAGACCCATATTAGCACCAAAGAAACCAGCTTTGTCGCCAAGTAACCCAGCTGCGTTGTGTGAGATAGAACCACCAACACCAGCCATACCAGCCATACCAGCACCACCAAAGGCACCGAGGCCAGCCATCAAGCCCTTCTTCAAGCTACCAGTACGTGCGAACTGACCTGCGCCTACGATACCAGCAGCAAGGGGAGCACCGACGCCAGTAGCCGCTAGGGCTGCGCCAAGAATAGTTGGGAGAAGTTTGCCAAGCCAGCCAGCTTCAGGCAGACCTGTTTGCGGGTTAATAGTAAGTGAGCCGCCATGTGCCATAGCCAGACCTTGAAGGCTGTTAACCTCGTCTGGTGTCATGTGGATAAGCATAGAGTCTTCGCCGCGACCTTGCGACTGCAACTGCTGCGCCATAGGGTTTTGAGCCACATTCAGCCCACCCTGCGTAGGAAGACCACCCGTAGTGCCGGGTATGGGTGTGCCTAGCTGTGGGGGGTTGCCCATAGGTGAAGCTGCGTTGTAGTCCATTATCCCTTATCCCTACCTTATCACTACGCTTATAGCGGCAATCTGTTCAAAACTAAACACCATTCTTACGTGGCCTTCGATACAAAGAACGCTTCGACAATAGCCGAAGGTGTACCCGGATGTGCAGGTGTTACACCTGCTGAGTACGCAACTGCTGGAAGATGCTCCATAACTACGCTTGTGCTGGTTGTGTGCCACATAACTTCGACCCATACGCCCGCTGCCTCTGCATAACCACTAAATGGTGTAACCGCGATAAGGTAAGAGGGTGTGCCTGAAGATTTGCGGGGCGGTATTGTAAACCGGCTGTTTGAGTTAGCGACATCCGTTGTGGTGGTGCCGTTGTTGTACCGGAACCATACGTCTACTTCTTGGGTGTCATTCGTCGTGTTCTTAAACGCCAAGCTATATATCAGCATATAGATGCCGGGGGCGGCAAAGGTGATCCGCGTGTTATTAACGCCTGTTATAGATATATCATCGGTAAACGACGTCACTTCTAACTTAACTGGGTAAGCCACATCAACGGCTGCTGCTGACTGGTCAACTAAACTAGTAAACTGATTATGTGGGAACGTCAGACCGATGCCGCTTCCGTAGAAGAAGTCCGCTGTGTATTTCTGCGCATTGTTTGGGGTGCGCGAGTCTAACTGCGAGAAGTAGTTTTCTATAACGCGAATAACCTGCCGTATATACTGCGGGTCGTAATGTGACGGTGGGTTAGGTAGTGGAGCGGCTTTGAATCTATCTAGTGCCATTAGCGTTTACCATCTTCACGGGCATCCAAGCGCGGGGCACCCAACTGCCACTGCACACCAAGATTTTCAGACTGGATTTTAAGCGCCATCTGGCGCGCACGGGCACGCAGGAAGACCTGATCGGTGTACTGGTCTACCGAAGTCTCGATGACAGGCTTTGAGTCCGCCACGTTGTTAGAAAGCGCAGAACCGGGGAAGTTACGCGAGCGGATTTGCATGGTGACACTAGCATCATTAGCTATGGACCCGCTAAACCCAACGTCAGGAATAATGCGTCTGCAAAGCATAAACTGGTCGCCATCAGCCAAGTCGAAGTCCGACGACTGGATATAGGATAGCATTGGATCAGCATCATCGTCGATGCCGTCCTCGTGGTTGTAAGTCTGCCCCGCTGAGAAATCAGAGAGTGGTGTGTTTGCGGCCTGTGGGTAGCGGCGCAGTGCTGTATCTAACCAAGCGGTGCGCTCTATTGTTCCATAGTACCAGATGCGCTCAAGGTGGTTATAGACCACATAGGCATTGTTATAGTCGCTATCACCTGCTGGGTAGAACCACCAGACTTCGTTCCATTGCTCGTTGGTGCCGCAGATAACCTGATCGGACTGAGAGATGTTAATGTTCTGGAACACGTGATTGCGCAGTGTGCATGGTAGCGTTTCGACGCGCCCGGTATAGGCATAGAACTTATCTTGGCCCATCCAGTAGGTAATGTTAGCTGCCGTTGTCACCGCACGTGATGAGATGATGGAGATATTGTCAGCATATTCCTGCAAGCCGAACACGTCTGTCGTGCCGAGGAATTGGAGCGTGAACAGGTGGCTATCCGTCCAGACCAAGATTTCCTGACGTGATGGCATAGCGCGTACGATGCGCGAGCCACGCGATACCCGGATGTCCCCTGCGGTATTGGTCGGCTGCGGAATCCAGTCTTCAGGAGTGTCTTGGTCAGCCCAACGGATAAGCATCGGGTCGAAATCGTCAGGGTTCGTTGAGCCAAACGGCACAGCGCCAAAGGCAATAAGATGCCGGTCTTGCTGAGACACGAGCAACTGCATAATCTTAACTGGTACTGCTTCTGCATATTCCGTAGGGGTATAGACAGGCGCGCTGGTCGCCGTAGCCCAGTCAAACGCATACTTCTGTAGCGTAATAGCCCGCGTGGCAAGCGCCGTGCCCGGATCGGGAGTAGCACCGCGAACCCACCAGTAACCAGCCCCATTGCGGATATTCATGACGAGGTCGTTATCGAAGTTATCGAACCACCAGTCGCGCTGCGGGAAGAAGACCGGCTCAGTCGAACCAAGACCCCAAGCCCCACGCGACCACGTGCCTGTACCCCAACCATAACCTTCTGTGGTAATTGGATATCCGGGGCGGATTTCGAAGTCGATGATAATAACAGTACCGCCTCCACCAGAGACGTTTGAGGTGACCGGACTTGTAACAGGGATCGTGAAAGTCAGGCCAGTAACCACAGTAATCTCGTGGTTGCCGTTAATCTCGTCCGCAGGCACACCACCAATAGTGCCGGTTACACCTGAGATTTCTACGAAGTCACCTGTTTCGGCAAGGTGTGCCACCGGTAACTGGATGGTTACCACATTAGGCGCAGTGGTATCTGTGTAGACGCAGTTGTCAGTGTCCGGTGTGTCAAGCGTAGGGTCAACCAGACGCAGTGGGGTGATGTTATTGTAGTAGCCACCATTCTCGATGAAAACCTTCTGATGCGTACCAAGCGCCATGAGGTTATCGGAATAGGTCGTGACCCAGTTCCACATCTGACGGCACACGCCTTGGAATTGAGCAGACGTAGCTTTCTGCCAGCCACCAATCTTCTCTGGATATCCAGAGCGGAAACGTATTTTGTCGCACTCGCGCCAACCGCCCTCGTTCGAGTAGTCGGTCTGGTCGCGGTTTACACCGGGCTTAAACTGGAGCTTGATGAATGGCATCTATTAGCTCCTACTGCTGACTAAACTGGAAAGTGACGTAGCCGCTCGCACCACCAGCGATTATCTGGTACGCTTGTCCCGGCGTAACCGAAACAGAAGAAGCACTAGTTATAATTTGCGGTTGCCCTGCCGACGTCGTGCCTGCTGCGGTGCGCCCAAAGGCGGAGGATGGGGTGCCGGGAAACTCGCCGCCGGGGGTATAAACGAAAAAGCCGATACCCCATTCAACGGGAGGTTGGCCCGGGCCACCTACTGGGCTACTGCTACGATTATCCCACGGGCCGAGAACGCGTTCAGCTACACCATTAGCGAGGTAAGTTTGGGGGTTACTCGGCTGCGTAAAATAACCACCCGTAGAAGAATTCCAACTTAGCAATAGCGGGTCAAGAGTTATGTACCGGTCTCCGGTACCCCCTGAGTTAGCTGCCGCTAGGACGCCGTCTGCATACGCCCCTGCCTGCGCATAAGTGTAGAACGCACCGGGTGAGCCCGGTTGATCGGAGCTGGGTACGTAGGCAGCTCCGTAAACAGTATTGTACACATAATCTCCGGGGACCTCGGAATACAGACCACCAGCAACCTGAAGGTTAAGAATCGTAGACACGCCAGTAGGCGCAGTCCATATGCTACTGGTACCAGCGCCAAACGTAACCGTTTGAAAAACAGGAGGCGGTCCCGGAGGTGGTGGAGTCGGGGTCGGCGGAGGAGGCGGAGGAGCAGCCGAAAAGGTACCAGCCCCTCGTGCGCTTGCTACTCCACGTGTGACGATTGTCGGCACTGTGCGCTCCTTAGACGAACTTAGTCAGCGATGCAAAGACCGTATAGGCTGCGCTACCCGTCTTCACAATGGTATATGTATAAGCGTCAACACTCGAGGTGTTGCCTACGACAGGCGCACTATTCTGCCATTTGGGGGTGACGGTCACACCGTCAACTTGAAAGACATTATTGTAATACCCTACGGTGCTGATGGTAGCAAAGACCGCAATAGTGATCGCCTGCCCCGTAGAAAGCAGTGAGTTGATGGTCGTACCGCTATTACCACGTACATTAACCGTCCAGTTAGCCGATGCGTTACCGGTATAGTATAGTACCGACTGCGTAATCGCGTCGATAGTCAAAGTGCCACTCAGACCCGAACCTACAACTGTGGCGGTTTCAATAGCATAAGCCAGCGGCTGGAGCGACGTAATGTCCGTGTTAGTCCCAGACTTAGCTGCGCTCAGGTTAGACCGTGCACCCGCAGCCGTGTTTGATCCTACGCCGCCAGAGGTAAGGGCAAGAGGCGTTCCAAGTGTAAGCGATGTCAGGTGCGTCGTAGCGTCCACCACATTCACGCCGTCATTGTAAACCCACATAGTCTTGCCAGTAGGCACCGTGATGCCAGTGCCCGCAGTCGTCTTAACCACCACGCTGTCTGCACAGGTGTTGTTGACGATGTAGACCTTCTCAATGCTGGGTACGACCAGATTGCGTGTCGAGCCGCCAGTGGTGCCGATCAAGTTCAAGCGCAGGTTACGTGCGGTCTGCGTCGTGTTTGCATTGGAAAGAGTAAGTGTGACGTTGCCACTAGCAAAGGTAACATCCGCTGAACCGACAATAGCTTCTTCAAGCGCAGTCCCAAGGTTGACATTTGTGACGTTACCCCACGTGGCGAGGTTCTCGCCAGTGGTCATTAACTGGATTTTGAGATTGCTATATGTGCTTGACATCTTCTTTCCTTACGTCGGTATCTGAGTCCAGATTACTGTGTTACCACCACTGACCTGCATCTGTGTACCTGCTTAGGTGTCATCAACCACCTGCCAGTTTGGTATTTGCGTATCGGGTATAGCAGACCAATCTGTACTTTGCGAGCTAATAACAACCTGCCAACTTGGGTCCTGTGTGTCATCAATCGTAACCCAAACACCCGCCTGAGAGTCATCTATAGGCACCCAGTCTGGGTCTTGTACTGGAACGATTGGGTTCCAGCTAGGTACTTCTACAGTACCGATAGAGCCATTGGCTGAAACACCAGTTACTGAGTAGCTAGAACGGGTTGTAGTTGTGCCGATGAAGCCGTCGGCTGAAACACCCGTAGGCAGTGCGTTGGCTTTACCTGAAACCGTAGTTGTACCGACGAAGCCGTCGGCTGCTATGCCTGTGACTGAGAAACCAGTTCCTAGTTTAATCTCAATTGTGCCGACGAAGCCGTCGGCTGCTATGCCTGTGACAGGCACGTCGGCTTTAGCTAAGACCTCAGATGTGCCAACGAAGCCTTCGGCTAAGACGTCTGTAACATCTACGTTTGTATTGAACCGCTGGTCGGTTTCCACCCCTGAGAAGGGCACGACTGAGAAGCCTGAGAAACCTAAGAGGGCCGTGTTGTCTACGTTGCCTACGGCCTCACTAACATCACCAATGAAGCCGTCGGTTGCTACGCCTGTTAGGGTAGTGCTGGCTTTACCCGAAACCGTAGATATGCCGATAAACTCATTGGCTGAAACACCCGTAGGCAGGGCGTTAGCTTTAGCTGAGACCGCAGATGTACCGATTAACCCATTGGCTGCTACGCCTGTTACCGGTACGTTAGCTTTAGCTAAGACCGCAGATGTACCGACGAAGCCGTCGGCTGCTACGCCTGTGACAGGCACGTTGGCTTTAGCCAAGACCGCAGATGTGCCAATGAAGCCGTCGGCTGTTACGCCTGTTACTTGGTAGCTGAACCTAAACGCAACCGTGCCGACGAAGCCGTTGGCTGCTATGCCTGTTATGGTAGTGCGGCCTTTAGCCGAGATCGTAGCGGTGCCAACAAAGCCGTTGGATGCTACGCCTGTAACTGAGAAACTAATTCCTAGTTTAAATGTAGGTGTGCCAACGAAGCCTTCGGCTGCTACGCCAGTTAGGGTAGTGCTGGCTTTAGCTGAGACCGTAGATGTGCCGATGAAACCATTGGCTGCTACGCCTGTGGGTAGTGCGTTGGCTTTAGCTAAGACCGCAGATGTGCCAATGAAACCATCGGTTGCTACGCCTGTGATAGGCAAGTTGGCTTTAGCCGAGATCGTAGCGGTGCCAATGAAGCCGTTGGCTACTACGCCTGTGAGTAGTGCGTTAGCTTTAATTGAGATCGTAGATGTACCGACGAAACCTTCGGTTGCTACGCCTGTGACTGAGAAACTAGTTCCCAGTTTAAATGCAGGTGTGCCAATGAAACCATCGGCTGCTATGCCTGTGACAGGCACGTTGGCTTTAGCTAAGACCGTAGATGTGCCAATAAAGCCATTAGCCGAAACGTCTGTGACATCTACGTTTGTGTTGAATCGTTGGTCGGTTTCCACCCCTGAGAAGGGCACGACTGAGAAGCCCGAGAAACCTAAGAGGGCCGTGTTATCTATATTGCCTAAGGTTTCGCTGACATCCCCAATGAAGCCCTCGGCTACAACACCTGTGAGTGGTACGTTGGCTTTAGCAAAGACCGTAGATGTGCCAATGAAGCCGTTGGTTGTTATGCCTGTGAGTAGTGCGTTGGCTTTAGCTGAGACCGTAGATGTGCCAATGAAGCCATTGGCTGCTACGCCAGTTAGGGTAGTGATGCCTTTGGCCGAGATCGTGGCTGTGCCAATGAAGCCTTCGGCTGAAACACCCGTAGGCAGTGCGTTAGCTTTAGCCGAGACCGCAGATGTGCCAATGAAGCCGTTGGCTAAAACACCCGTAGGCAGTGCGTTAGCTTTAGCTGAGACCGCAGACGTGCCAATGAAGCCACCGGCTGCTACGCCAGTTAGGGTAGTGCGGGCTTTAGCTGAGACCGTAGATGTGCCGATAAACCCATTAGCTGCTACGCCAGTTAGGGTAGTGCTTACTTTAGTCGAGATTGTAGCGGTGCCAATGAAACCATTGGCTGCTACGCCAGTTAGGGTAGTGCTAGCTTTAGCTAAGACCGCAGTTGTACCAATAAAGCCGTTAGCTGAAACACCCGTAGGTAGGGCGTTGGCTTTGGCTAGAACTGTTTCGTTACCGATGAACCCGTTGGTTGAGACGCCTGTTAGGGCAGTGCGGGCCTTAGCTGAGACCGTAGATGTGCCGATAAACCCGTTGGCTGAAACGCCTGTTACTCGGTAGCTAAACCTAAACGCAACTGTGCCAACGAAG